GTGTATCGTCAACCTTAGCCCGACCCGCATCCTGTTTAATTTTAGGGGCTTCAAGTTTTGCGGCCCTTTCGGCGGCGGCTTCCTGTTCTTTAAGCGCGATCTCCCGCTCGCGGAAACCGATTTGTGCTTCATCATACGCCGACATAGGCTTCGAAACACCAGCGGCGGCGAGTTCCTGCTCAAATCTCTTTTCCGCCAAATCTTGCTGCCGAGACTGAACACTAAATGTTTGCCCGCGCTGAATAGCGGACAAGGCTTCTTGCCCTGCGGGGCTAGATGACAGAGAACCAATCAACGCCGCCTGAATTTCTTCTATCGGCTTGCCATCCAAAGCCTCAACGTACGGAAGCAGACCGTCTTGATATTCCGCCGGCGCAAGACTGAGCGCGGTTCTCAAGTCGCCCGTCTTGAACGCATGCGCGTACGCCGGGAGCAGCGCCTTGACGGCGGCGTCTTCCTGTGCCTTTGCGGCTGCCTTCTCATCTTCCGCAGCCTGCGCCTGCCGAGCCGTCTCGATCTGGTAGATGTTCTCCGCGCCTCGCACACGCTGGTTCATCAGCGCGTTCACGTCCGGCATGGACACGTTCGCGAAGGCGTTGCTGACAATACTGGGGTCGAGCGGCATATGTCACCTATCAAAGAGTGGGCTGTACGTAACCTGCGGGCGGCGCATAGCCCAAACTGCTACCAGTGGACGGCGTGATGGACTGCAAGTAGTTCATGTACGGCTGGTTGGCGTAATAGCTGCCGATGCCTTGGCCGGCTGAAGTGAACGCATTGCCGATGGCGGAGCCTGTACCGGCCGCCAGTGCCGCGTTGGCGTTGCCGCGCTGCGCGGCAAGTTCGGCAAGCGCCGCGCCGGACGACCCGACGTTGGCGGCCTGCCCCACAGCCGCTGCCTGGCCCTGACCCGACAGGTAACGATAGGGGTCCATGCGCGCCTCGCGCTGGGTGAGATAGCGGCTAAAAGCGTTCTCATACTCGGAACTGGCGAGGTTCTGGCCGTACTGCTGGATGCCCTTGAGCGTGCCGCCCGACTGAAGCAGACCGCGCGCGGAGGCAGAGCGCTCCAGTGCCTTCATGCCTTCCGCCATGCGGAAGTTGTACCCCGGATCGGCCTCGAACTGCTTCATGCCGAAATCTTCGTAGGGGGCCATCTTCTGGTACTCGGCCAGCGCGTTTGTGCCCGCCTCGACGTAGGGCTTGGTAAGCGCCAATTGTTGCGCCAAGGCTTGTTTCTGCAACTTGGCGGCCTTCTTGGAGGCCTTCTTTTGCTCGTCGGCCGCTTTGTTGGCGCCATAAATACCCGCCGCAGCAGAACCAGCGGCACCAATTGCAGCAGCAGCAATAACTGGTAGGGGCATCAGGAAAACTCCTTCAGGTATTCGGGCAGCGTTTCGCCGTACAAGTGCATGACCTTTACGGCGTCTTTCATAGCAGTTGCGTGGCCCTTCGTCAAAAGGACAACCAACAGTACCAAATCATAATACGCCGCCCGCCAGACGAAGGACCGGGCGTCCGCCCGCCCTGCCCGCTCGGCGTCGTCCGACGCCTTCCACTTCATCACCAGCAGTGCCAGACCGACCTGCAATGCTTGGAAATTGGCGATGTAGAACGGGTTGGCTGGCATGGTAACGAGAGACGCCCAGATTGCCGCGTCCAGAGCAGACCGGGGCATAGCGTCGCCGTCTGCCACGTCGTCCAACATCTGGATCATACGCCAGACGTCTATGAGCCAAGACGCCGCCTCGGGCGGTAGGTTTAGGTTTTCAAAGTGGACAATCAGGGATTGCGCAGCCTCGTCCACTACGTCACCTCACGGCCGGACACGCGGATGTTGATGGCACTCGCCGTGCCCGCAAGGGTCGAGATGAACCCGCCGGGGCGCAGCACATGCCCGACCAGTTCGGGGAATGTGTACGTCTCGCTCGCCTGCAACGTCTTGGTCTTGACGATCAAATCGTTGTTACCCGCCGTGCCACCGCTTGTGACCAGGTTCGCGCTGATCGTCGCGGCGGTCCCGCTGTAGTTGGTGGCGGTGAACTTGTCGATGATCGCCGTGACGCCGGTCGCGGTGTAGACGGTTGACTGCGAGTTGTTGGCGGTCTGTGCGGGAACAAGTACGGTTACAGTTACGGTCACGATGACCTCCTAAGCGCTGATATTGTCAGTGACGGTGAGGATGATGGACGGGATAGCCGGGTGGACAGCCGACGCGGGGTCGGCTAACAGCGACACGGCCAAATCCGACACCTCCCACATAAGCTCAAAATAGTCGCCCGCGTTCATGTCGAGCAGAAAGTTCCACGCCGCAACTTCCTCGGCGTTGTTGCCCTGAAGACGCAACGTCGTGGCTGAGTTTGCCACGTTTGTGCCGTTTTTGCGCAGCCACACCCAGACGTTATGCGTGCCGCCTGCGGTGTTAACAAACTGCGCCGAGAACTGGATGTTGTAGACGTTGTGCGTATCCACGTACACCCGCGACGTAGGTGTGCCGATGGTTACGCCTGTGCTGAGGTCAGTCGAATTGAACGTCATGGCGTAGGCCGTATTGATCACGGCAGCGGTCTGGTCCGTCGTGTCGTAGAACGACCCGTACCGCAGACGCGGTAGTTGCGGCGTGTCGGCCGGCCTTAAAGCCAGCGCCTGCACGTCGGTGGCAAGCTGGGCGTACTGCGACAGGAGCGCTGACGAACTCTCGGCGTTCAGGGACGCCTGCGCCAGTAGTGCCGACAGGTCGATGTCTTGCGTCGGCGGTCCCTTTTGGACGTCTTCCAAGGACACGACGCTGCCGCCAGTTTGATCGTACAGGCTTAGAAAGAACAAATACCACTCGCGCGAGATCAACCCGTTTCTAGGGTCCATCAGCGGTACGCGCGGCGGGGTGATGTTGGTGATGTTAGGCATTGGTGCTGCTGATCTGCAACTCTGCGCCCATGATGGCAATCTTGACCGGGTCGGTGCCGCTCACCTCGTAAACGCGGTCGCGGATTTTCATGGTCATGCCAAGACGGCGCCAAATGGTGCGGTATCCGAAAGCGCCGAGCTTGCCCATCGAGCGCCAGTGTTCGTTCGACCAAGTGTGACCGCCGTCATCTGACCAACGAAGCATAGCCTGCGGGTCGTATCCCGGTGCGGCTGAATAAGCTGTAGTCGTTATGTACATAGGCGGAACAAACGAAATGGGGTAGTTTGGCACATCAACAAGGGTTTCAAATTCGTCGCCAGCTTCCGTGGTAAGCGGGTCGCCACTTTCCGTTATAATGTCGTTTTGCGTGTATTCGGCCAAAAGAAGATCGCCGTTTTCTGCGATTAAATCTTCGGCGGCATAAGCGGGGTATTGTTCAAGTCCAACGCCCGTTTCACAATCAAGTTGGAGCGCGTGCTGGGCCGTACGGCGCAAATTGTTTTGCCCCGTCGGCAGCGCGCGCCAAGACCGCAACCAACGCTGCACTTCGCCGTTATACGCATAGTTGTTCAAGTCAAGCGCGTAAAGATTGCCGTTCTCGTAGTCCCCAACGAGGTTTTCGTTGTTATAGAAAACCTGCGCCTGCGCGCGGTAGCGCGTCCATTGATTGTTCCACCCGGCGCGTTCATGCCACGCGCCTGTCGAAGCGTCGTAGACCCATGTTTTGGCAGCCGTGGGGAACACCAGCACATAGAAAGAATGCCCGTCCTGCTGGTAGGTGAACCCAATAGCGTCCGTCATCGAGCCGTAAGACTGAATTTGCCATTCAACCGAATGCGTCGAGATGCGCTGGCCTTGGTAACCATTGGCGACGTAGACAATCCCGCGCCCTCGATCATCCGCTCCCAGCCAATAAACTTGATTGTTCATCTTGGCGACGCTGTAACGCGCCGCGCAACCTAGTTCGTTGAACGCGCCTTGGATGCGGACCAGCGGAAAGTCCGACAGCCCGGCGTTGTACCACACCTCTGTCGAGTTCTTTCCAAACAGCCACACTTCGCGGTGGTCTACGATCATGCTGATGATGTCGTCAGGGTCGCCTTCGGCGCTGACGAAGTCCAGCGGATCGACGCTGGTGCCGTCGAGGAGTGCCGTCACCCAAATGCGTTGACTGTTGGGCTCGATAAACACGAAATAGCCGTCCAGATAGTCAACGACCGACGCGCCGGGGAAGTCCGGGTCGGTAATCTGCGCAAACACGCCTGTCGAAGTGTTGTAGATGTACCCCGCCGGGTCAGCGGCAATCATGATCTGGGTGCCGTTGTCGGCCATAGTAACCGGGTTTGTGCCCGTGATTGTTCCCTTGGCCGTAGCAACGTAAGACGACGACACCTGATAAAAAGTGCTGCCCGAAACTACGTACATATACGAGTTATGCTGCCACAAACCGCGAATAGGCCCCGTGCCGACGGTGACACGAAGCGGCAGTCCTGGCGCGCGCTGGAGAAAAGCAGGCTGTTTGCCGCCTTCCGGCACCACTTCAGGAAACAAGTTCACCATGCGGCTATCCGCAGCGTTTACGCTGCGGGCCGTGTACGCTGAACCAAGGATCGGCGTCTGCATCGGTTAAGCCAGTACCGCACCACGAAGCGAAATCGCCCACCAATCAGTACCCAAAAACTGAAGGGTGCAAGCGTCTCCTATATTGTTAAACGTAATCGTCGTGCCTGCGCCAAGATTAGTCGGCGTCAGTACGCCTGTGTCACCGCCTGCGGCTTCTGCAACGTAGACAATGGTCTTGGTCTGCCCCTCGACGCCGTCCGCTAGGGTCAAGGCGTTGCCTGCGGCAGTCGAAGTAAACTTAGTGACGGGCTGGGTAATGTTAATGGCGCCGGGGCCAGAAAGTGCCTGCGCCGCCCCGATCACAGGCCCGTTAAAAGTCTGATTGCCCGTAAACGTCTGCGCCGCGTCGGTCCGCGCAATGGACGCGCTGGTAGACGGGAACGTCATCGTCGTGCTGTCTGTACCCGCCAGCGTGAGCGAATGGTTGGCCGTCAGCGTCTTGCCATCAGCAATTGTCAGCGTGGCGCTGGTAGCGGGCGCCGTGATAGCAACCTTGTTGACGGACGTAGCCGCTGCGACGCCGAGCGTCGGCGTAACAAGCGTCGGGCTGGTTGACAAGACTACGTTACCAGTGCCCGTAGACGCCGTAACTCCAGTGCCCCCACGCGCTACGGTTAGAGTACCTGTCGTACCTGCGACAATCGGCAATCCCGTGGCACTGGCAAGCGACGTCGTGCTGAACAAAAGCGCGTTGGTCAGTTTCTTGGTGATGCCCCCCTGCACAATCGGAATTTCATCCGCAGCAGTGGTTGTGATAGCGGCAGGAAGTTGGGATATGGCAACGGTGGTCATGATTTACCTCAGTAGTTCCCAGCGAAAATATTGAACCGCTGGCGGGTTGCAACGATGCTGTAGGGCAGCGCCATGATGTCGTCGGGGTTGTTGATGCGCTTCAGGTTGCGCTTGGAGGTCATGGCGATGCGCTGCACCTGGCGCGACGGTTCAACGCCAAATTCGGGGGCCAGTTCGCACGCCAGATTGTACCGGAACGCGCGCAGGTAGCCGGGCGGGAACGCAAGGTCCGTTGCCAGATTGGCCGGCGCGCTTAGTTCCTGCACTGAGACGATGTGGAACTCCAGCACCTTGGTCGGCACCGGGTACACATACATCTCGATGTTCGGGTAGGTCATGTTGACCCACAACACTTGCGGGTACGTGCTGGTGACGGTCTTGACCGCGATGCCGTTGTATTGCTGCTGGTTGATCAACTTGAGGCCGAAAGAAATGCCGCTTGCCGGGTCACGGAAGTAGGTGGCGTCGTCCACCAGCACCGGGCGCAGGGCGACGATGTCGCCTGTTGGCCCCATTGTGCGCGACCGCTGACCTGGCGGCCACGTAACAACCTGATCTTGGGTTGAAAAAACCGCCAGACGCTCGGTATTCCAACTGTCGATCATCTGGTTCATGGCGACAAGTGCGTCCTGCGCAGTTTCGGACGAAGGCGTTTCGCCTTCCGCCAACTGACCAATGAGCCGCAAGGAACCGTAAATGATGTCGCCAGCCGTGGTCATGCTAATCGTCCTTCCGGGGGCGACCGCGACGACGCGGAGCCTCGGCCATCACGTTAGCCTCAACCTCAGCGTCTGGCAAGATGGCGTCCGGTTCTACGTCGTCCTGAAGGTCTTCCAGTTCAAACCGACGCCACCCATTCGTCTCGTCGTACTGCGCTTCAGCTTCCATCGTTGCAACTTTGACGCCGTGCTTGGGGTGCATAAGGTAGATTGTGGTCATGTTTTTCCTGTGTGAAGTCGGGCGGCCCGAAGACCGCCCGTAAGGTTACGCGATGAGGCTCAGCGCCTGAAGCCGACTTTCAAGCTGCGCAACGCGCGTCTGAAGGTTGGCGATGACGGCCAGCACCGAATTGCCTTCGTCCTTGGTCACAAAGCCAAAAGGCGTCGTGGAGGTCAAGTCCTGAATGGCGTAATCCGGCGTGACGGGAGCCGTCGAGGTGATCGACGTCAACTGCGTCGTCAGGGCTGCGCCCTTGGCCGAGTAGACCGGGTTAACGATGGTGGCGCCGTCGAGGTACGGGTCCTCGTAGGCAACACCAACAGGCTTCGTATTGGGCATGTTGTTCTCCTTGATGAGTTAAGCCCCCGCCGAAGCGGGGGCCTGTTGCTTACGAGATGGCGTACAGCGCCCAGGTGCCGTCACCCGTCTTACGGGCGCGGAACGCGCGGGCAAAACCTGCCGTGGCAGTAGTGGTACCGCCGACCGTGGGAGCAACGGTCATCAGACCCTGCGAACCACTGGTGCCAATCGTCCAGCCGGTGTTAGTCGTCATCGTGATGACGTAGGCCGCCGTGGTGATGACACGGAAGTCAAAAACCGTGCCGACCTTACCATTGGTCAGCGCGGCATCCAAATCGGCGGCCAGCGGCAACGTGTACGCCGCCGTAGCCGTGGGGGTGCCAATGATGATGCCGTTGATGATCTGCGCCACGGTGAGGGTTGCGGTGTCAGCCGCCGTCGCCGGGGCCGCAGAAACGGAAACCTTAAGCTCGTTCAGGTTGCCATCATTAAACTGATAGCCGCCGCCTACAGTAGGAATAGCCATGAGGAAAAGTCCTTCTTGATTGAATTGGTGCAAGAAAAGGCGCTGGTGTTACCCAGCGCCCAAACCGTTAACCCCAGAGACGGCAAGCCATCTGCGGGCGGATGACGGCATAGCCATACAGCACGTCGATGCGGCACGGCAGGCGGTCGTTGTTGATGTCGTACTGGCGCACAATACGCATCGAGATGCCGTTGTGAACCTGACGAGACGCCATATCGACGCCGCTCGGCATGAGCAGGTCAGCCGTGGCAAACGAGATTGCGTCCTTGTGGTAGATCAGGTTCTGCGGGTAGGCAGTCGAAGCCGCGCCGACAAACACCACGGCCTTACCAGTGATGGTAAGGGTGCTGACCGTAGCCAGAGCGTTCGACGGCGAGTAGAGCGCCGGCGAGACAGCCAGAGTTACAGCGCCGCCCGAGGTCGAGGTGTTGGCGGCCGTCACGACGAACTGCTGGAGCGAACCCGTGCTTTCGCGGGTCTGCGGGTTGACGGAGAAGCAGTCAGCCACGGTGAACACGTCGCCCACCGTAAACGTCAGCGCGTTGCCGGCCGAAGCGAGGGTGATCGTGGTAGCGCCTTCCGAGGCGTTGCCGTTGACCGTAGCGCCCGTAGCGACGCGGGTGCCACAGGTGTGCTGCTTAATCGACTGCGACATGTTGATCTCCTCGTAGCCGAGGACGCCCTCTCCCATCATGCCGTTCTTGAACTGGCGGGAGATCGTGTCCACGGGGTTGAAGAGGCCCTTCATGCCTTCGACCAGACCGGCGTTGGCGGCCGGGTTAACGGTCGCGTAGCGGTTCGGCATCATGGACGCGTACTCGTTCAGCTTCTGCTGGGCCTGAAGCAGGACAAGCGAAGTGGCCGGGGTCGTGCCGGGAGTGCCAACGGTCGAGAAGACGCCCTTGTAGGAGCTGGCAACGTCCGCGTCGATGGACGAGGCAAGCTGCGAAATACGCGGCTTCAGCACGCGCTCGGCGAAATCGTCGAGCTGCATGGTGAGTTCGGCCGACGTAAAGTTCACGCCGATGTGCTTCTGGTTGTTAACGGCGAGCGTGGTGAACTGCTCGTTGTCGTCCTGCACCTGAAGCGCTGCACCGTCCGTGACCAGAGCGCGGTCGGGCAGACGGATGCGGAGGGTCGAACCGATCTTGGCGCCTTCGACAGCGAAGCTGTCGTCGTACTGACGGTTCACGTTGCGGGTGATCACCAGGTTGTTCTCAAGGATTTCGAGAGCCTTGCGGGTGAT